AGAAGAGTGGATACAAAATGGGGTGAGATACAGCGGTGAGCAAACAGAGTTCCAGCTTGGGCAAGGTGGAAGACTGTCGCGCTTACCGGGTATTCGCCAAGCTAACCGTGCCTTCGGTGCTTTTGGCGATGTCATGCGTCCTAAGTGGGCAGACGACATGCTTGCAGATGAACTTTCATCAGGTCGGACACTTGATGAAATAAGAGCCTCTGGAGACCTACGTCGAATATCTGATATTGCAAATAGCATGACTGGCTATTCTGACGGAAGGATGTTTCAAAGTTACGGAGACGTTTTCTTATTTGCTCCACGGTTCCTTCAGTCTCGGCTTGAAACTGTAGCGAAAGCGGCTATGAGCGCACAAAGTCTTGCGCCCGGACGTAAGGCAACTATCGACCAACGTGCTGCTCGTCGCTCGCTAATAAAACTTATGGCATATGGAACTATGCTCACGGTTGCCTTGAACGAAGTGCAAGGTGAAGAGACTGACTTCAATCCATTCAAAAAGGGATTTGACCCTACGAGCGGGAAAAACCCGAACTTTATGCGAGTTCGAGCGTTTGGTCGTGACTGGTCTTTGTTTGGAACATGGGACAGTTTGCTATCACTAACGCTTACAGCGGCAAGCGGTAAGCCACAGGAAGGTGTCCGGGGCTTATCGTCAGGGTTTGTTCAACTAACGTGGGACTTTATGACTGGCGAAGACTTTATTGGTCGTAGAGTCAAAGATAACCCAGTGCAGTTTGGCGCATACATGCTGGATATGTTTACGCCGTTTGTTGCAGAAGAGGCAGGAGAGTCAATAGGACAAATTGCACAAAGCGCAGTTGAAATGCGTCCGCTTGAAGCCGGTCAAGGAGCCGTAACTTTAGTTGCGGAAGTCTTTGGGGCGAAGTCTTCACCTCTTAGTTTCCGAGACAAACAAGACCTTGAAGCTATCAGGTTAGGGTTTGATGGCTTTGATGCTGCTCCAGAAAGAGCGCAAGAGCGCATTACTGACACTGTGAGTAAAACTCAAGAGGGCAGAAGTTTCTTCGGGTTAGTAGATGCAGAGCCTGACTTTATAAAAATCCCACTCAATCGTGAAGAAGAAAAGAGAACATACTCCTCTTCCGAGTTAGAAGCACAACGCCAATTCATGGAAGCACAGGGCATCCCGATAAGGCAATAAAGTAATGCGCTACACTATGGCGTAGTTAGGAGTCTTCATTTGGTTACACCAGCAGATACGGTTTCGACAACTGAGGCAGTTGTTGATTCTCCTTCAGTAGAAGCTGCCGAGGAATCTTTTGTTGCGAGCGATGTAAGCGAGGCCCAGGTTTATCAACTTGGACCCGACGACATTCTCGACGAGGAAACCCCCGCAGAGTCACTGGAAGAGGATCAACCTGTAGCGGTCGCGTCGGAACCCGAAGCTACTGATGAACCGGAAGAAACGGCAAGCGAGCCTGCTGCTGAAGAGCCTGCTGAAGAAGTTGCATCTCCGGTAAACATAAGAGATACCGAAGAGTTCCGTAATCTTCAGGCATCAGCGGACAGGCAGATCGCAGCGGCACAAGCTGAAGCAAGACAAATAGCAGCCCAGGCCGCGCAAGCAGTATCTCAGCAGGTGATAGAAACGCAGGTTGAGGCGCACCGCAGAGACCTCGCAACTTTCTACGACGAGCAAGGGCTTACGCCAGATATGTATGCCCAGCGGGTCGCAGAAGCAGGCGACAATCTTGCGGGAAGATTGCAGAGCGAAGCGCAAGCCGTTCAGTTGAACGAAGCACAAACAGCCCAGCAACAGCAAGTGGTTCAACAGAATCAAAATGCTGCGATGGGGATGTTGACGGCTTTCACAAAAGACCTTACCGAAAAACACAACCTTTCCGAGCCAATCGAGACTGCTCTCAACAAGGTAGCCGCTTTCGGGATAACGAGGATTTCGGAGTTTCAGGACGCTAATAACGGCCTGTCTCCAGAGTTCAGTTATCTCGGGGAAGCTATTGCGGAGATTGCTGCCGAGGCGGGGAAGGTTGCGACATCTAGGGCAGAGACAGCATCGGCTGAAGCTAAGAAGTCGGTTGTTCCCGCAGGCGGTCCAGAAAACCAACTGGATTCCGGGGGGAGCCAATCGGGTTCTCAGTCAGATGCACAGTTCATGGCGGATTACGCCGCAGGACGAAGCGACGACACAGCACGAGCCATATCAATCCAGCAAAAACGTGGAAACATGTAGCTGGGGATAGGCTCTTAACCGGAGAATAATATGGCAACAGGGACGACATATACATCCTCTCTTGCCGACTCTCTTCCAGATATTGTGAATCAGGCCCGAATCATTCGAGAGACAAAGGGCGTGATCTCGCAACTGGCCGACCGGGTAAAACTCGGTACGGGAGCCGGTAACAGTTGGAAAGAAATCTCGCTGGCGCAGTTGACTGCATCAGCAATCACCGAGACCTCTGAGGAAGACAATCCCCAGGTTCTCGCAGACACTCCGTTTTCAATCACGCCCGAAATGATTTCGGTTCACACGTTCCTTACGGACCGTGCGGCTCGCAACGTCTCGAAGGCCGTGATTGCGAAGACGGGTGCGCTTGCTCAGAACGCTATTGAGCGCAAGAAGGACATTGACGGCATCACCGTTCTTGACGGTGCTACCACGTCCCTTTGCGGAACTGGCACGACCCTTACGTCCGGGCATGTGGCCGCAGGTGTATTTCGCATCCGCAGCAACGCTACCGAGACGTGGGATGGCCCGGTTTCTTTCGTGCTCCACGGCTTTCAGTCCAAAGACCTGTACGACGAATTGGTCGGTGGCGTTGGAACCTACCCGGTTCCTGCTGGTGCGACCGCTGAAGTTTACGGCAGAGGCTACATGCTTCCGATCGCAGACGCAGCGTTCTTCCAAGACGACAACATTACGATTGACTCGACCCCGGACGCAAAGGGTGGCGTTTTCGCCTCCGGTCCCGGTGGAGCCATCGTTCTGTGTCAGGCCCGTGCGCCGTTTGTGAAGATGGTTCGTGACGAGTTCATCGGTGGTGGTGGCACTAACATGCTTCACCGCGACGAGTACGCGTACGCCGAGCGATCTTCGGGCAACTGGCTCTTCGAGATTCAGAGTGACGCAACTACTCCGACTAGCTAACGATGCTAGTTAGAGGCTCAATTAGAGTCTCTAAACAATCAGTCCCAAACCCGCCTTATCGGTAAGGGGACGAGGTAATAGAAAATGGCTATAAACGCTCAAGGAGAGCCGGGTCGCATCCGACTTTTCTACGACTTCTACGGCGAAGACTCAGTCGCTAACACGGCGGAACTTCGATCACTTGGCCCTTTCTGCGTCGGTGGACAGGGTAATGCTGAAACAGATGCTGGTGTTCCAACTATTGCTGGGGTTCTTTCTGGTGCTGGTCGAATTACCACCACCAATGAAGATAACCACACGACGATGGTTGGCACTCAGGCAGCATTTGATGTTGGCCTTAGTGGGACGATTGTTCTTGAAACTCGTGTCCAACTGGAAAACCTCGACACTAAAGAGGTATTCATTGGCTTTTCAGACATTCCGCCTGAGACGCTTTCAATCGAAGGGAACATCCTTACGGGTGCTTCTACAACGATTACGAATACCGCTTCAGACTTCGTTGGTTTCTTCCTGTCAGCAGAACTAACTGATGACGAAGATTGGCACGCTGTTTACAACGGTGGAACTGCCAGTGCTGTTACAGCCTCCGGGTCATTGGACCTAGACGATGACGCTGTAGCTGGTGAGTGGCAAGTTCTTAAACTTGAAGTTGACTCAAACGGGGACACTCGTTGGTACATCGACGGTGACTTGAAGAAGACCGTTGAGGGTGCTGCTTCTACCTCTGTAAACCTTGCACTTTGTGTAGGTGTTGAAGCAAAGGGAGCGGCTATCGAGACTCTTGACGTAGATTACATTCTCGTCAAGTCAAACCGTGACTGGAACGCCTAGTCAATAGGTAAGAACGCCCTCGCCCTTCGGGGCGGGGGCAACACAACTCCAAAGGAAACCTATGAGCGCAGAAGAGATCATTGGCAGGCAGTTAATAGAACTTACTGAATTGGAGTCTCAACTCAGTGCCACGGTATCCGTGATCCACATGCTCAAGAACCAGACAGTTACTCTTGACCAGATCGAACTTCACGATGGCGGGTTCACCGTCATTGATTTTGAGCAGGTAGAACAGGAACCTGTTGCGTGACGCTATTAGTCGGAACCTTCTCTATCCGTAAGGACGAGCCTGCCTGGAGTCTTGAGGAGTTAAACCTGCCTGCTGCCGACTTCGGTCCTCCACGTCGATATCAGATCGTCAAGGTTGTTCGTAACGACCGGCTTGTCGAGCATCGGACTGATATGGGGCCGGTATCTGCCTTTGGAATAACAAAGCAGTTGAACATCATTGGCGGTACAGTAGACGAGCGAGGGCGTGGTCATGTCTGGGAGACTGTAGCGTCTCTTTTAGATTACGCAGACAACTTGCGGGGCAAGAAGTTTGACTGGGACGAAATCCCGGCGATGTCAGCGCAAGATTATTTAACATCTTACGAAGAAGAAAAAGACAAGCAGCAACGAAATTTTGTCGGACGAAAGACCACTGGTTCACTAGCGAAGGACAAGCGATAGATGCCCTCGATGAAAGAACTCGCAGAACTCAGCAATCGAGTCCTCGACAGCGAAGACGACATGCGGCCAGAGGAACTTGCCTTGCTTGCCCAGGATGCGATCTCTCCGGGCATAGGAGACGGCCTGGTTCAGATGCCAAGCAAAGAGACTCCGTGGGGAATCACGATAGAACAGATGGAGTCTGCTGGCTGGGTTACTGTCTGGGACAAGTTCACGGGTGAGCCGAGTAAGGTCAACCGGAACATGCTTGCCGCTCAACTTCTCAAGGTGAACGACGAAGGTGTTCGTTGCTTTACGACTGTTAAGCCAGCAATCGAGCCGTGGCGTGGCAGTACGCTCTGTATGCTCCATCCAGATTCTGAAGACCGTTCTGCGTATGACCGTATGGGACTTCCGGTTTGCAAGTCGGGCAATCTCGCCAGTGAGTTCCAGATGCGGTTGCACATGCAGCACCGTCACAAGAACGAGTGGGCGCAACTTCAGGACATTGAACAGCAGAAGATTGACGAGGAAGAGCGACTTGTTCGACAGGCTCTTATTCGCGCCAACACGCCTACCGAAGACCTGTTAGTTCCGGTGGCCGCAGTTAATGAGGCTGCACCTCCAATCGAGGTTGCTGCTCCAGTTATTGAAGAGGAAGAGATAGTTCCTGAAACCTTCGTTATCGAAGCAGAGGTTGAGTCGAAGCCTGTCAAGGTTGAAGAAATGCTTTCGGCCTGTCTATTCTGTGAGAAGCCGATGAAGGGCAGGTCTGTTAGGCAGAAGAACCGAAACACTCGCTTGCACATGTCCACGGCACATCCCGAATTGGAAGTAACTGTTTAAGTCATGGCTGTAATCGTCGGGCAGACTCGCGAAGAACTTCGCAAATCTATAGGTCATAATCTCGGTGCAATACGTGTCGGGACTATGACTGGTTCTGGCTCGACCTCAACCGGCGTAGATGCAGAAATGCCTAACGCCGACGACCACGAGAACGGCAACCACCTCGTCTTTACGTCTGGGACAAACGACGGGGCGATTCGGATTCAGACCTCATACGTCGGTTCTTCCAGTACGTTCACTACTCGGGGAGATGTCCTAGCCGCTTCAACAGCGGACGGAGATACTTACGAGTCCTGGGACGAGGACATGCCTCCAGCGCGTGTCCACGACATGATTGACCGGGCTGTACGAACTATCACCCGCAAGGGTGCGCCTCCGTCTACAGACATCAGTTTGCACACCTACAGGGATCGCAGGAACTACGAGTTCCCAACGGCGTTTGTAGGCTTGCAGCATTTGAACTATCGCTCTTCGTATACGTGGACGTCGATTCATAACTGCAACACGGCGTGGGACGAGCAGAATACGGTTGCGAACGTAACAACTACGACAGACGACAAAGATTACGCCGAGGGCAACAGGTCGAATAAGCACGCTATTCTGGTGGGTGCAGGGGCCGGTCTGATTGTTGCCAGTGACGACATCTCTTCGCTCGATCTGTCCGGGTACGACACGGTGGAGTTCTGGATCAAATCGACTGTTGCGCTAACTGCGGGACAGTTGCATCTCCGACTCTCGGTTGCGGCCTCTGCCGCAGTTGCAACAGAAGAACTTGCCATACCTGCGACCTCCGCTGGTACGTGGACACGCCATCAGGTGGCCCTAGCGTACCCGGAGAAGGACACAGCGATCATTTCC